CGTCTGTGGTGTGGATGAATCCCTCTGCTTCGGCACTGCTTAATGCAGTCATTTGAGCTTTGGTCATTTCACGGACAATATTCACCTTCGTGCGGTCATTGCCCGAATCGTCACGGGTATATACGCCGACGAACTGCAAATTGTCCTCTTGCGGCAAGTCCGTCCCCGATGTGTTCTCGATGGTGTGTCCGCCACTTCCACCGCCGCCCGTCAGATTTACCGTTGTGTTCCCACTTTGGTTCGCACTGAATGTTCCAACCGTGGTTCCGTTCTGCTGGATCGTCAGCGTTCCATCGTTTACCGTGGGAGCGGTAGGCACATAGACATTTTGGCTTGTTCCGTTGATGTCGATTTCTGCGATCTTCGTTCCGCTGGCTTGCGTCTGTGTCCAGCTTACGGTATCACCGCCACCGCCGCCAGAGCTCCAAGCGGTATTTCCAGAGCCGTCCGTGGTGAGGAATTGCCCGTTTGTCCCCCAATCGGGGTCCCCGTCACCATCCAGGGGCAACGGGGCTTTTCTGTTTAGGAGATTGACTATCCGACTAATCGTTTTTGATGAGCCGGTGTAATTGATAGTTTTCATTTACCACTCCTTCACGATGTTGTTAGCGCTATCCTGCATATACAGGTTGTCGATATACACGCACCTCTGTGACATATTGTAAAGGTTCGCCGTGTAGGTTGTGCCGATGAGATACTGTTGCTCACATGGCATTTTGTCATCGCCGGAGAAATCGACATAATTTTTCGGCTTCGACAAATAGCCCGTTCCGCCGGTGTCGTAGAAATTGAAAAGCATATCTGCGGTCGTGAGCCGGATTCCGTCAACCGTGCTGGGGAAGTAGCAATTAAGCCCGGAGCCGTTCATCCATACCCGGAACGCCGTCGCTTGCTCGTATGCGGCGATCTCCGTGGAGTTAGGGTCAACCGGTACATCGAGGTAAGACGGCAAAGAGATGTCAGCGATCTTCGTCTGGCCGTTCATGGAGAGCTTGTAGCCGTGCGTCACAACGGTGTAATTTGTCATGCTACCGTTGTAGACCTTGCAAACATAGAGCACGAGGTTGTTCCCAAGCTTGTCATGATACAGGCCATATCTAAAGAAGTTGGTTGAATCGTCTGCCAGGGAGTCCAGCGAGGACAAGTCATACCAATGATGAACACCACCAACATAGGCGTGCATAAACTTCGGCACACCATAACCAACGAAAGTATATACATCGCCATTCTCCAGACGGAGAGCTGCCCCGCGCCATCTGTTAGCGGAAAATCCCAGCGTCCCCATGTTCACATAGTCAGCCGTCACGGTTCCGTTCTTCGTGTCGATATATCCGTATTTCGTGCCATCAATAAATCCGATGATGTCTCCGGAGAAATAGCCAGGACAAGCAAAAATAAAGGTCGAGGTGGCCGTGTTGTAGGAACCAATCTCCTCTTCGTCGAGGTCCCCGTCTTCGCTGTTCCCGGTCACTTTGTAGAATGTCCGTGTATTGTTTCCATCGAAAACAGAGTAAACATAACCGCCTTTTGCTCCCTGAATCCGTTCGGGAGTATTCGCCGGGCTGGAGCTTGTTCTGATGTCCCGTCCTTCATAGCGGATAGTGCCACTCTGCTCGCTGATCATTTCGTGGTCGTTGCAGTACAGGTCAGCGTTGTTGATATACCGCACAACCTCTTTTGTGCCGTTCTCATCCCACAGCTCTAAATACCGGTCGTAATAATAGACCTTGCACCCGTCATACGGCGCATACACAATCTCGATGGGGTATTCACAAGAAATGCCGTTGTAATCGACTTCCACGGTTTCCTCGCCCGCTTCGTCCCAGGAATACCCATCAGCCGGATCAGTCGTCCAGCCCGTGAGCGTCGGGATATATGTTCCGTTGTTGTTGATGCCACGGACATGCCAATCGGAAGTGTCCAGAGCTTCATTGATTCGGAACACATTTCGCCCGCTGACCACTTCAATGCTCTTAAGGTAGACTTCAAAGGTGATGCCATAGCCCCAAAGCATCTCGTGGATGTCTTGCGCGCTAATGGATCCCGTAGCACTAAAGAGCTGGAGCGCAATCTTGAATTTATGCGCACCGACGGACAGATTGTGCAGGGAGTAGTCCACATTGATAGTGTCCTTGCCTTCGTCCACGATAAACTCCGGGTAAAGGTCGGACATTTCGATTCCGTCCACATAGAAGATGGCCTTCACGATGATGTCACCCAGAACGAACACATCCCCCACCACGGTCTCCACCGCCGAAGTGGTCATGATGATCTCTGCGCTGATGTTCGTGTGGTTCTGCGTGTCCGTTACTTCGTAGGGGTACTCAATCACATCCACCACCACACCTGTGCCGAGCGTGGCAGCAGAGCCGTTTCTGATGGATGTAACATTGCTTTTCTGCGAACTGACGGAACTACTCACGCCGTCCAGCCGTTTGTCTGTCGAGCTCTTTGCGTTTGCTTCTGCAGGGTTCTTTCCGCCGCAGGACAGCTTATAAGCCGCATTAGCGGTGTAGGTGTAGGAAGTGACGCACCCCTTCTTATTGCTGCTTAAAATGCCGTCTGTGAAGGTCAGGACATCGCCCAGATCAAAGATGGGGCATCCGGTGAGGTTCACATCGAACGGGGTATAATTGACATTCTGCAGGCTGGTCAAGATGTTCCCCATTGCCGTGTCACGGTCTGCGGAACTGCCAATCTGCAAATAGGGATTCTGTCCGAGCTCATAGCTTAAGCCGTTGTTCGGGCTGACATGGTACTCGTAGGAAGTCTCCACGGGCTTACAGTCAAGCCACACCTGCGTGATTCTCGTGGTGAAGTCCTTGAAGGTTGCCCCCTCGTGCCTGTGCTCGTCGTCGAAGGTGTAATCCGATGCACTCTTAAACGGAACCAGCACCAGCTCGCCCGCACGATTGATAGTGGCATTGCAGGCCAGCGTCTGCGCTATCCAGGACAACATATCCCTGTATGTGGTGATGTCGTTGTCTTCGAACAGATTAAGCGGATTGTTACTATTAGCAAGTGCCGCCACCTGCGCTCTGGTCATGCCAAAGGTAACGCCAACCTTGCGACAAAGACCCATAAGAGCCGCAAAAGCATTGCGACCTAGTACAACGCTCCCACCGCCTTCAATCACTCCAGGCCCACCGCCAGATCTGTGCCAGGTCGTGCAATACTGGTCAAATTTGGTCATGTTGTCATACGCCTTGACCGTCACACCGCTTGCGCTGATGGTCGCTTCTGCCACGGTAAACACGCCCAGCGGTACATCTTCCCAGGTGTCGTTTTCTTCGTCCACCAGCAGGGAGAACACAGGCGTGATGACTTGCCCGTTCCAATTCCCGTCAGAGATAGCCACACCACGGAATGTCGCAGTCAATTCGCCGATGTAGACATTCCCGATGCCGATCTCGTTCGAATCGCAGATCTTGTTATTTACAGAAAAAGACCCCGCCAAAATATTGACGGGGCCGAAAGATGCACTCCCAATGGTGCCTTTTACCTTATGCTGCTGTACCGGTGCGGACATAGCCGCGAGAAAATTAGGAGATACAGAATACATTGGGATTCCTCCTAGAACTCAATCAGGTCGAAATTGACCTTATACAGACCCATTGAAGTGTTCACGGTGTCAGAGCCTTCGATAAGGCTGTAGTTGAAATTGCGCAGCCTCATCGACTTCTCTGCATAGCCCGGAACCAGCGGGTCGTAATATTTGACCGTCAGCGTGTTTGTCTTGCTCCAGGTTTCGAACTTTGCCAGCCAAAACGATGAGCATTGATATTCCGCCGAAATCGTGGTCTTTCCGTACCTGGAAACGATGGTCTGATCCGTGCCCGCCTCTGTGGTAAATTCCGTCTCGATAACTTCTTGCGAAATATTCCACTTCTTCGGTGCAAACAGGATCACATTGTTGATCTTTGTAGGATAATCATTGCGAATCGTGCTCATTATCTTCCGCCGCTCCTATAGTTGGCTCTCTGCGTCGCTCTTACCACCAGCTCGTCAATCTTCTCGCCGCCGATGTAGACAGGAATCACGGTGTCACCACCAGCTCCGGCAAGTGCAAGCTGCGCCTGTGCTCCTGTAGCTGCTTCCAGCTTTCCGGTCACAAGACTAGCACCGGTTGAAAGTGCATCCTTAAGGCTTGCTGCCATGTTAGACATTGCGCTGGTGACGATTCCCTCATTCTCTGTGATGCCTTTAGAGAACAATTCCATCATATCCGGGGCGAAGGTGTGGAAGTTGGACAGCGGCCCCTCTTCGGGCTCCGAGAATCCAATCAGATCCTTGATCTTGTCTGCCACGCCCTTTATTGCGTCACCAACGGCAGAAATCTTGTCCTTGATGCCCTGAACAAAATTCATGATCAGGTCGTGGCCCCAGGTCTTGGCATTCTCGATAACGGAATGGATTTTCTCTTTGATTTTGTCGAAAATCTCCACCACCGTGTCATGCGCTTTCTGCAGGGGCTCCCGTATTTTTTCATACAAAGCCAGGAAAGCAGCCGTCACGGTTTCCTTTATTTTTGTGACAACGCCGGAAACAAAATTGTAGACGGCATTCCAGATATTCGTGAAAAATTCCTGAATGCTAGTCAAAACTTCGCTGACTTTTGTGCCGATGCTTACAAGAATCGGGCCCACAAATTCGACGATGGAATTTAAGATATTTGTCAAAAATTCTTTCACCGCCGTGATCCCGGAGCTGACTTTTTCACTTATAAAATCGATCCCGCGCTGAACCAAAATTTGAATGGCCATGACAACGGTCTCGAAAAGGTACTGCAAGCCCTCCAGGATGGGGGAGAAAAATTCCACTATGGGTGCGAAAAATTCCTGCAATTTGCTGACCATTTCCTGCCATGCAAGGGCAATCCCCTCGCCGATCTGGCGGAAAATGTCTGCCACGCCTTTCACCCATTCGACAAAATTCTGCCAAATGATCTGGAACATCTCGACGATGGCATCCCAATTCTTGATGACCACAATCACCGCCGCAATGGCAGCAGCAATGGCCGCTATAATAGGAAGGAACGGCACCAAAGCCGCTGCAACGCCAGCAATCGCAGGAAGGATGGTTCCGGTCACTACTGCGCCGACGCTGGTGATGGCAGGAATCAGGGTTCCGCCGATAAAGGTGGACACGGCACCGAATGCGCTGACAATCGTTCCGATGGCCGCAACCACTTTCCCGATGATCACGAGCGCAGGCCCGATGGCTGCAATGACCGCTCCAATCTTGACGATCATCTGCTTTTGGTCATCAGACAGATTTTTGAACCAATCCGTCACGCTCTTGATGCCATCAGTCACCTGGCGGAACAGGGGCATGACTTCCGTGAGGATAGCCTGTCCGAGCTCGATGCCGGTGTTCTTAATCTCATTGAGCGCAATCTTTGCCTGCCTGGAAGTGGTGTCCAGCTTTGCAAATGCGGAATCCGTGGCACCAGTGGAATTGTTCATGGATGCCAGCGTGCTGTTGAAATTCTCAACGCCACCAGAAAGCATGGTCAGGGCGGCCTTGCCTGCCTCTGCGGAGCCGAACATATCCGACATAGACACGCCGCTCTCATCGGCTGCCTGCTGGAGTATTGCCAGCACATCTGCAAGGCTGTTCCCGTCTGCCATGAGCTCCTGGAACGACTTGCCGGCAGTATTCTTCAGCGCTTCGGACGACTTCGTGCCACTCTTTGAGAGCTCGTTCAGCATACTGTTCATGTATGTTGTCGTCTCTGCGGTGGCAATACCGTTTGCCGTCATGATGGCATAACCGGAAGCAATATTCTCCAAAGAAACGCCTGCAGCATTCGCCGTGGGTATGATCTTACCCATTGACGATGCGAGCTCTGCAACGGTGGTTTTACCTAAATTTTGTGTATTGATCAGAACATCGGAAACATGGGAAACCTTGTCGGCCTCCATGCCGTATGCGTTCATGATCGTGGTGAGCACATCCAGAGCGGATGCGGAATCAGCAAAACCAGCCGCCGCCAGCTTGGTTGCCTTGGAGACAAAATTCACGGCATCCCCAGTCTTCTGACCTGCGGAGATTGCATTGTAAACATTGTCTGCAATTTCGGTTGCCGCTATGCCCGTCTCATCGGACAAAGCCATGATCTGATCCTGCAGCTCTTCAATCGGAACTCCCGTTTCCTTGGAAGTGTCCGCAATCGTGGAGAGCTTTGCAATGGCATCCTCGAAGTCGGTAGCCGCTTTTACGGACGCACCAGCCACACCGGCAATGGCGGCAGACACGGGCATGAGTTTCGTGCCAATGTCTGACATACCGTCACCGAATGCTTTGATCTTATCGCCAGCGGCAGAAATCTTTCCGCCAGCATCCTCAAAGGATTTGCCGAGTGTGTTCCCGGCTTCCTTTGCTTCGGCTTCCAGGGCTTCCAGCTCTTTAGTGGTCTTTGCAACCTCTGCCTGCAGGGTGGCATATTGCTCTTGGGTAATATCACCACGCTCCAGCGCTTCGGCTGCGTCCGCTGCTGCCTGCCGTTCAGCTTCGAGCTTCTTTTTGGTTTCTTCGATTGCATCAGCGAGGAGTTTCTGCTTCTGGGTGATCAGCTCCGTGTTGCCCGGATCCAATTTCAGAGCGCTGTTGACCTCGCTCAATGCGGATTTGGTTTTCGAAAGGGCTTTGTTCGCATCATCCAGAGATTTGACAAGGCCCGAAGTCTTGCCCTCAATCTCGATTGTGATGCCTTTAATGTTCTTTGCGCTTGCCATTCTTTTTTCCACCAAATAATGCCTGGAAATCATCCTCCGTTCCCTTCTTCGGGTAATCGTAGGAATCATTCGCAGATTCTGTTAAGAGGTCGAAGATGTCCCCAGCCTCCAAAAACTCAAAATCAGCAATCCGCAAGCCCACCTGCAAGCCCCGGAGAATAAACAACGGGGTGTTCATTTCCCGGATTGTGGGCGCTATGCGTTTTTTGCTTCGCTTGCTGACTGAAAATTCTTATTCCATACGCCGAGCACGCCGATCATGGCAGCAGGATCCATGAAGTCGCTCTCCTCAAAAGCACAAAGCCACTCCACAAAACCGTCTTCCGTCAGCTCTTTGGAGAGAACGGAAAAAGGTGTGCCCTCTGCCTGCTTGGCCATAATGAATGCGAGCTTCTGAATCTTCTCTACGGCCTCCAGCACATCGCCAGAGGTCGCAGAGAGATTAGAAACGCTCTTCAGCAGGTCTTCGTGAAAGGTCTGCTTGTAGAGGATGGCCGTTGCGGCATTAGATGCCAAAGCCACCTCGTTCTCGCCGATATTGATAATTTTGCGCATTGATTTTTCTCCTTTCGTCTTATCAGGTGCTCGTTACAGTAGGGGTGTAAGGAGCATTGAAGAAGGTGCTGTAGCCGGTGTCGCCCTCGTTCAGGGATGCCTGAATCAGATGGCAGGCGTTACCGTTCAGATTGACCTCATCAGCTCTGCCGATAGCGGTGATCGTGACGGTCTGCGTCTGGGGAGAGCTGGAATCCGTCTTGGTAGATCCGCCAGCATTGGGTCTGGTTGCGGAGCACTTGTAGAACACGGTGCGGTGTCCGCCGACATCACCAGAGGTCTCGAAAGCGAATGCGAAATACTTGGTTGCTGCTTCCTGGATCTCAACAACAGCATCGTTGTCATCCAGAATGTCTCCGTAGATGGCAGCCTTGATGGTAGCAGGTACATCGGCGCTCTCGAAGTCGCCCTGGTAGTAGTTGGTGTTGGAGACTACATAGTAGATGGAATCATCTGCGTAGAAATTCTCCTGGGAGCCCTGCGCCTGCAGGTCGATGGAAACGGAGCCGGGCCACTTCACGGGGGAGCCGTAGGAAGAAGTCACAACACCGGTATCGGGATCGACGGTCTCGGTGAGGGGGAAGATGTAGGCGTTCTTCACGCCAAAGTGAACCTTATTGCTCATAACATACCTCCATAGTGTAAACAGTTACATAAAGCCGCTCGTCAGAGATATAATCGCAATCTTTGGCAAACGGTAAATCGTTCTTGATAAGGCTGGCTTCAATCACAGCCTCCGTGCTCATGGCTTCCTTCTTGCTGGAACAGTAGAGCTCAATGTAGAGCGTCCGTTGCTGGGAATAATTCTGATTGTCGGCAAAAAAATCGTCGCTTTCGTCCAGGAAGTAGACCACAAAGGGCGGTTCGGGATTTTCGTCCTCAAACTCAAAATATGCAAATGGCAGTTTCCATGAGGAAACGATGTCCGCTATATCTTGTAGTGTCATCCTTTCAGCTTCCTTTCCAATGCGTTCACGACTTCTTCCTGCACCCACTTGTCAACGGGCTCGATGTGTTTCTGTCCCGGTACTCTTCGGCCATTTCTCGCAACCCACCCGTGCTCTAACAGGTGCGCCAATCGGTAAGTAGGTTTTTTGTTGTATACAACCGTCGTTGTGTCGGTCTTTCCGGCTCTGTCGCTTTGAGTAGTCCACTTTGTAGCGTAATGGCCGCCCCTGTAGGACGATTTGCCAGCGCTCCTCGGTGACTTGCTCTTCAGCTTCTTTGCCGCCTCGTCGCCGACCTCTTTTGTGACTTCCTGCAGGGCGAACAAAACCTCGCCGCCGTAGTCTGTCAGCTCTTTTTGAATCTGATCAAACGGATTGCGTGCCAACCAAACCACCCTTCCTCTCGACATATAATTCCATGTAGTCTCCGGTTCTGTATGTCCGATAAATGCCGTATTGCTCGCCCTTGTACTCCAGGACCTTCTCACCGGAATAATCACCGGAGAAAACGGTCATTTCGAACGAAGGGTTCAGCCCAGACCGCCCAGCCTCGAAGAACTCCTGCCGTGTTACGGAATTGACCTCACACAGCACATCCTTTCTGGAATAGGTTTTCTCACTCATGCCGAGCGAATCCTTGCTGATAACCTCTGCAATTAGCGTGATCTGATCATACATAGCCTTAACTCCAATCGGTATAACCTGTCGCCATAGATAGCTGCGCCTTCTGCTCGTCGTAGGATGCCTTCAATCGGTCGAAGTCATCAGGGGAGCCGAAGTGTACCTTGCAATATGTCACCACGGCACGGCTCACAATAGCGTCCAGAGTTTCCGGCACAACAACACCGGCAATCCCTAAATCGAGCTTCGCAGCGTCGATGAGGTCCTGCAATTCGCTGTCGTAAGCATTGGTCGTGATTCTCAATGCCAGCTTTACCTTTTCAAGCATTTTATGCCTCTTTCTTCTTCGCCTTCGGGGCGGTCTTTTTGGCAGCAGGCTTGTCGTCTGCCACCTCTTCCTTGGCCTTGTCTGCGATCTCTTCCGCATAGGCCCCGAGAGCCTTGAACTGGCCCTCGGAAACCTCAACAACAGATCCGGGAAGGACGGTAATGCAGCAGGCCTTCAAGATCCGTGCCTTCATGCTTATGCAGATGCTCCAGCGGTGACTACGCAGAAGTAGCCGTCACGAACAACGCCGATGCCGGTGTAGAGCTTTCCGACGATCTTAACCTTGTCCTGCTCTGCCAGGCTGTAGGGATCATTCACGAACTTGACAGCCTCACCATCGGGGAAGTTAGCGATTGCACCACGCAGGTCGCCAACGATGATTTCAGCGTTTGCGCCGGTTGCAAGGGTGTTGTCAAAGATAACCTCAACGCCGTTGATGTAGTAGCTGGGCTTGCCGTTTGCGGACACGATGTCGTAAATGGGTCTGCCCTGCAGGTCAGTCAGGGACATGATCTGGTTGAAGTAGGTCTGCTTGTTCATGATAGCCACAGGCTGATTAGCTGCATTGACCAGCTTTGCGAGTGCCTGGAAAATGGTGGTTGCGTCGATGGTTGCAACATCCAGCTCACGAACGCCTGCAGCGGAAGTGGTAGCGGATGCGGGAGCGGCCTTGATTGCAGCAACCAGAACGCTGTCGGCCTTCTCCATGATGCGCTCCTCGATTTCGTCAAAGACATAATCAAGGAATGCCTGACCCTTAAGTGCCAGCACCTCATCGGTAATGGTGATCCACTTCTTGATCATGGTGGGCTCGATGCTCACGGTGCCGAGTACCAGGGTCTCCTCGGTGTTGGATGCCACTTCAGCGCCCTCGGTGTGCTGGAAAGCTGCGGTTGCGCTGTACTCGAAGGGGTACTTTGCGGTTCCCTTGATGCTGGTGTGACGAACACGGGAAACAAGGCGAGCATTCTCCCATGCGGTGTTGATGAAGTCGTCAACGATGGTAGGGGTAGGAACGGAGCCGCCGTCTACCAGGTCGGTCATCAGCGCACGGCACTCTCTATCATCGCCGGTCTTCAGGTACTCTGCGTATGCGTCAACATACTCCTCGGAAGCCTTTACGGATTCGAGGGTTCTTACTTCCTTGTTGTTCTCTTCCATCTTCTCGATTACCTTTCCGGCACCCTGTGCCACGGCGATCATGTCAGCCTTTCTGGCCTCGATCTCCAATTCCTTTTTGCGGGTTTCCATTGCTTCGATCTCTGCCTGCAGCTCTGCAAGGCGAGCCTCGTCTGCGGTCTTGATCTCTTCCACGATCTCTGCGGAACGAGATTCGATCTGTTCAGCGGTAAAGCTCTTGATTTCCTCAATCATTGATAATTCCTCCTAATTTAATTCTTGTGAGCAATCTCTGGCGCTCCAGCTCCAATGCCTTAAGGCGCTCCTCCTCAATCTCCTTGATCAATCCGTCAACGAGATTACGGCTGGAAATGGATGTGCCATCATTTGCGGGGATGGAGACTGCGGACACATCGTAGACCTTGCCGATCTTGGTGATCGTGCGGAGAACTTCGTAAGTGTTTTCCTCACGGTTCTCGGTCTCCTCTCGCTTGTCCTCGGTGACAACAAATCCGAAGCTCATCTTGGTGGTATAGCCGCCTTTGATCTCTTCGTAGAGTTGTCTTCCGATCTCCGTGCCTCCCAGGTCTGCCTCAACAGCAAACCCTTTATCATCCACCGACACCTGCAGCGTGTCGTTTGATGTCCGTGCAAAAACTCGTCCTTCGTGGTTGTACTGAAGGATCACATCAGACAGATCAGCATCATCGAAAGCGTGCGGGTCAACCTGCTCCCGGAAAATGTACTGTCCGTCGTTATAAAGCGTGTAGGGCTCGTTAAAGGTGGACGCATAACCACGAACCACCATCTTGTCGCCCTCTTCCGGCTTTGCTTCTCTCACCTCAAAGGTGAAATTCCTGTATTCTCTATCAGTTTTCATTGGCATCGTCTTTTACCTCCACATCGTCTGCGCTCTTGTACTCGCCACGGATGGTCCGTACATCGCCACCCTCCACAGCAGGATAATTGAACAGCTCTCTTGCCTCGTTTATGCTCATCACGCCACGATCAAGAAGTTGCTGGGCCATCTCCACCTTTGCCGTGGTGGTCATGTATTGCAGTCTGTTCGCCGTGGCCATGATCAGGGATCCCAGCGCCCTCTCCCTCTCGGAAAAGCACGCCTTTGTCATCACCTCGGAGAACTGAATCTCAAACGGTTCGATAGCGCCATTAAAAAAAGCGTCGAGCTGATCACCCGTTGCCTCATTTCTCAAAATCTTCTGATTCACGCCGAAGTAGTTTTCCACATTCTCGTCAATCAGCCGCATCTGGTCAGCGTCCACCGTGAACGGCTGCGCCTTTATCTGCTGAATGTTCGAATATGTATTCGGGAAGAGTAGCAACCCTCCGCCCTCGGCATCTGCGGAGAAGTTTTCCTGACTGAATCTCACCCGCTCCTTCGCCAGGTCTTCTGCCTTTGCGAAGTTGTTGGCCTGCGCCATAAACCGGTAATGTGCGGAGTTTTTCACCGCCGCCTCGATGCCCTCGTCCTGAATGGCGATCAGCTTCATGACCTCATCCAGCGGGGCGTTTGTGCTTCCGAAGAAGTCATCCCGATATTGGAATTTGGTCATCACACCGCACTTGCGGAGCTCGACTGCTGCCACCTGCCCGTGTGAGAACCTGTACCGGATCCACGGCTCGCCCTTGTACTCCACAATCTCGGCTCTGTCCGGCAGTACAGGATAATAGCCCGTGATGATCATGCTCTCATCGAACACCGGAACAATGAACGCCGTGTTGTGCACATCCAGGATGGTCGAAAGCCGATACAAAAACTGTGACCATGTCTGCCATTGGTTCGGGCCCGTGGAGAGCTTCTTCTGTAAGGGCTGGTTCGCCGTTCCGACGCATTCAACCTTCAGCTTTGAAATATGCCGTGCTCTGGCATCTATCGCCGCCCTCACCAGCTCGCTCTCATAGATCTCGCCGTTCCAATCCGTAAAGACGGGCCGATAGGTCTTCAGCGTGGCAAATATCCCGCCGTGCTGTAGTGCCTGCTGGCTCTCTTTCGCCTTCTTCGGTTGAAAAATCTTGTCAAACAAAGCCATTTTCTTTTACTCCTCATTCACGAGCCGACTTCCCAGCTCATCCCACCACTTTTGCCGAACACAGAACGCATCGGCCAAAGCAGCCACACCATCTATGTGAAGGTTGGGGTTCAGCTTTACCAGCCGCCCCCGGCCCCTTTCCACATTCATTTTTATGGCGGCATTCAGCAGGTGGACCTTTAGCAGGTCATTGTCGCCACAATGCACTCGGCCATCCTTAAGCAGGCCTTCCATTTCCTGCAGAACTCCCCACAGGTTGTCGCCCTGGAAGACATCATCCACACGGAATCCGTATGACTGAAGATCCTGAATCAAATATTGTGCCGAATACCGGTCATAACCAGCCATCAGCGGCAGAATCTCGTAATCCTGCACGAGAGAAGTGAGCCACGCATAGCACGCATGGTAGTCAATGTAGTTATCCCCGGACAGCTCGATAAGGCCTCGTTCTGCATAGAGCGCATAGGGAAGTCCATCCCTGATGGTTGCCTCTTCCAGCTTCTCAACGGGAAGCCAAAACTTGGCAAACACATAGATTTCCCCACCCCTCTCGATAAGGACCACAGCCGCCGTGAGGTCGGTTGTTTGTGATAAGTCGATTCCCGCCACAGCGTAGGTGCTGCGGAAGTCCTCCAGCTCCAATTTCTCGCCGAATGCTCTGGCCACCACCTGCGTGTCCAGCCATGCAAGGGAACTGTTCTGCTTCAGATTGCAATATTTACAGATGAACTCCTTTTTCTTGGAAAGCGAGCCCTCTGCCACCGCAATCTCTTCGAGCATATAATCCACGGAAGTGCTGACACCCAGGTTCGGGTTGCTCTTCGCAAGCTCGTTGATGTCATTCCATTTCCCGATGTCGTCGATGATATACAAAAAGGGCAGCAGCTTTTTCTCTTTGCTGTCGCCCTTCAAAAATCTTGTGGATCTCTTTATTAGCTCGTCATAAATACTGTCGTTCACATAGCCGGAAGTGCTCACCGAAAGCAGAATCGCATCGGGCCGTGCTCCCATTGCCGACTTCATGACCTCGTAGACCTTAAGCCCTGCGTCTCCCTGCCAGCTTGCTATCTCGTCGCAAATGGTCAGCGATGGATTGAATCCGTCCGACTTCTTTGCTGAGAATGCAATCTTCTTGACCTGTCCGTTTGTCGCCGGTATGAACAGATCCGTTGCCCGATGTCTCGGTAACGCCGAATCATCGTTCACCTTCTTGTTGTGTGCATCCCGTTCCGAAAGCGATTCCTTCAAGGTAATGTAGTCAGGATCCAGCGTTGTCATCATCCAAATGGAATTGTAGATCAGATCCGCCTGGTCTATCTTCGGAGCGATGTTGTAAACCCTCGCACCGTACCCAGAGCACACCCACACATATCTCGCAATGGCCGCCGCCAAAATTGACTTGCCGTTCTTCCTAGCAACGATCAGAACCGCCTCCCGGAAGTATCGCACGCCCTTGTCATCTACGATTCCGAACAGAGCAGCCACAAAAGCCTTCTCCCAGAGCTCCAATTTGAACGGCCCAGGAGCAAGCGGACCCTCCGTGTGGAATGTGTGCGCTTCTATCCAATCAATCGCATGATTTGCCTTCCTGCCGTCATAAACGAACTCCTTTTCCTGGATTCCGTTGACGAGCCGGTGCAGAATGAGCTGAATATACTCGCCAGCAATGATCCTGCCGTCTTTAACCTTCTGATAGTATTCGAAAATCCAATTCTTCTTTGCCATTCTTGCGCATTGTCTCCCCTAAAAACTAACAAGTCCGGCCTAGTTTCTCTCGGTTTGGGAAAAAGTTAAG